TCGACCTTCGTTCCTCCGATGTCCTGCTCCGGGTCGCTTCCGTTGTTATCAGGGTTGCCGCCTTCGGGGATCGTTGCTCCCTCTCGGAACGCAAGGACGAACTCGGCTCGGATCTCCGAGGAAAGTTCGGTATATCCCACCTCGTTCGGAAGTTCCTCGATCGGGAACGCTGGCGCGCTATCGTATGACGCGGTCACCATCTCATACTGCCAGTCGATTTTCCACAGGTCGGAGTGGCCGGATACCTTCGTGACCGTGAAGTCTTTGGCGACCAGTCCCTTGAACTCCGGGTGTCCGGAACCCTTCGCAGGTACCAGGAGACCGGCGACGTCGGTCGTTCTTCCGAACGCATCAAAGACGGATTTCACCGTCGAGTATCCGGACGCGACATAGGATCGGGAACCCGTACCCCGCCCACCGCTGGAGTTGATCGAGCGACTCTCGAGTTGTTCGATCCATTCAGGCAAAACCGATCCTCCCTAGTGCTGCGGTGTTCTGCACGATCGTCGCAAGGAAGTCCCGCGATTCCTCGCTCAACTTGTTGAGGATCTTAGAATTATCGAGTTGCGCTTTCACGCCGGTCGTAAATGATCCGCCAGCGGTTCCGAAGGATCCGGTCATGCCTTGCACCGATGACTCTGCGGACGCGGTTTCCTCCTTGATCTTCTTTTCGATCTCTGCCATTTTTTCGGCGGCTGCTGCTTCGGCTGCTGCGAGTTCTTCCTGCCTTGCCTTCTCCTCTTCGGCAACCTTCTTCGCTGCTTCTTTTCTTGCCTGCTCCGCCTTTGCTATTCCGCTCATCTGTGCAGCGAGCCGCAACGCCTCGTCTTCCATCTGCTGCTTGAAGGCTTCTCGGTCTGCTACCTCCTGCGCGTCGGCTGCTGCTTCGATTGCCTGTAGTTTCAACTCCTCCGCCTCGTCGTGCGCCTCCTTCGTTGCGGTCAGTTGCTTTTCTAGGATCTCTAGGTCGCGTTCCATCGCCGCGGTTGCTTCGTTTCGTTCCGCGTACCGAGCGTCTCGCAGTTCTCCGAAGAGTTCGAGTTCCCGTTCTGATCCTAGATTCTGCTCCTCGATGGCAGTTCGTCTTGCAAGGTAGTCCGCCTCGATTGCCTCGATTCGTTCTTTTCTTTCCTTGCGGATGAGTTCGCTTTTCTTGGCGTAGACCTCGACGGCGATCTCGAGTTCTCCCTTTCCGTCTAACTTGCCGAGCGTTTCCAGGTCGGCGATCTGCTCGCTCAGAATTCCCATCGCAGTGGATAGATCCTTTGCCGCGTTTTCCAGGAGGACGAGGGACTCTCGCTGGTCTCGAGCCTCCTGCGATGCGTATTCCAACGCTTCGCCGAACTGATAGAACTTCGAGATGAGACCGCCGACGATCGGAAGACCTTCGAGGGAGGCTCGGACCTTCTCAGAGTCGCCAGAGAAAAGGGACATCGCAGCACCGGCCAGACCGACACCGATTTCCAGGGCGCCGATACTTGCGATGACGGCAGCGCCTGCGACGGCGATCTTCCCGAGTCCTGACTTTCCAGACGTTCCGGCTTTGTCCAGTCCCTTCGACGTTTTGTCCGCTCCGGCTTGCGCTTTCTTGAACGCCGCATCGAGTTCCTCCGTCCTCGCGGTCATCTCCACTTCGAGGTTGAAATCTGCCATTCACAAATTCCTCATTTGAGACTCGACGAATGAGCGGTGGTCGTGACCCGACGAACTAGCGGCGGACGTTCCGGACTGCCTTCGATAATGCTCGATCACTTGCCTCCCGAATTCGTCGAAGTCGTCGACCGGGAGATCGAGAGGATTCCCGAGACCGGGGAGAGCGTGAGCAATATGTGCCGACTCTCCGTGCCAGTCCCGCCCCTCGGCTATCCGTTTCCCTCGGCTCCCCGATCGGATCCGGTCTTCGGCGTCAGATCGTCGAGGTCGTACCCGAGAGACCAGAGAGCCGCCCGCGATGCCTCTTCCGGATTCATGGACTCGACCAGTGCCTCGCCGCCTTCGATTGCGAGTCCGACGATCGTTCTGCACCACCGAATCGAGAAGGGAAGACGCATCAACGCCATGATGCTCTCGGCGGCCTGTCGAGCCTCTCTCAGGCGTTCCAGCCGTTCGGAGGGTTCGATCCCTGCTTCCTCCATGTCTGCGACGAGAGACGCCCTCTCGGACTTCCAGTGGATCGCCTGTAGTTCGATGATCTGATTCACGGTGAGGCGGGGGATCGAGACTCTCCCCGACGGACCCTCGTAGACGTATGGCGTCACGGTTGCTCTCCTATTTCTGGACAACGCCGAAGGGCGTCGACTGGAGTTCCCGGTGTACCGCCGACGCCTCGACCCTGTCAAGGATCGAGGAGTCGAAGACACCGGCGTGACGCTTCGCACGGGCGACTGCTTCCTCCTCGTCGAGCCGACCAGGGGAGACGCAGACGACCCGCTCCGATCCGTCGAGGAAGACAAGTCGAACACGCCAGATCCTACGAGTCGGAGAGATGATCCCGTTCGCTGCGAGGCTTTGCGGAGTTGCGATCACGATTCATCCCACGCGACATCCGGACCGTTCGCGTCGTCCATCTCGAAGTTGAATGTCACCGTCTGCGCGCCGTCCTGCGTGACTGCCAACGCAACGGAGTTCACGACTGCGCTGAACCCGAGCGTACAGTCCGCGGTGCCTGCGAACTTCAGAACGATCGCGACGGTCTCGGCTCCAGTTCCGGATACGCCTTCTCCGGTGATACCGAGAGGGGAAGCGTTCGCCTCGTCCTTGATCGGAGTACCGCCGGCGGATCCGGTGATGTCGAGAACTCCGGAGGCTCGCCGCCTCTGTCCGGTATCTCCGAAGCCGGTGACGACCTGCGTCGTGCGAGTGAGAGTCGTCGAAAACGTGTTCAACTTGGCGGCGTAGCCATCGGGGAAGGTAGCGGATCCGTCGGATCCTATGAGCATGGTCACGGTCGGTCTCCAGTCAGATGGTCGAGGAGTCGTTCCCCTCGACTAGGAAAGTGGAATCAACTCGAAGGAACTCGCCTTCGATCTGCGGTACGCCTCGAGATACGCATCGAACGTATGCTCGGTCGAGGTCTCCGGTTGCGACGAGGTTCTGATCGTGCAGCAGTTCGAAGACCTTCTCCTCGATCACACCGACCGAGTCGATGCCCGCTTCAGTCTTCGCAAAGATCGTCACGTCGAAGGTTGCCTCGGTTCTCTGATTCCCGTCGAAAAATCCTTCGGTGCTTGTCGACGCGATATCGAAAACGATCAGGGGAAGAGCCGACGACGCAGGAGCCTCGAGAGCATGGATCCGAGAGCCGACGGCGTCTTTCACCGGGTTCGATGAACCGCCGTCGGTCGTTGCGACCAGGCGAGCGTAGAAGGCTCGGAGCATGCGAACGCTCACTTAGGTTCTCCGATCTCTGCCGCAATCCTCGCCCGGACCTTCGGACCGAGGGTCTTCGTGAGTTTGCGGATGAACGGAGTCGCCGAGGCGATTCCCTTCTTCATGAATGGTCGGCGAGAGATCGTGAGGTCTTCGCTTCCGAACTCCAGCACCCTCGCATAGACCACATTCGTTCCCGCAGCGACTCGGAACGTCCGCCCCTGCTTCTTCGCTGCTCGAGTTCGAAACGATCTCCGGAGAGTTCCCGTTCGGACTCCGGGAGGTTGACCAGGGCGTGACGCCGGGGGCGACTTCTTCTTGAAGACTGAAGAGATGCCGATCGACTTCGTGCCGGTCGATGCTCCGACCATAGCCTCCGCCGACGTGTTGAGAATCTTGGCGACCTCCTGCTCGAGGATTGCCGTGAGTTTCTTGGCGTCGAGGTTGTGCCGAGCGTCGAACTCGATCGTGTTCTTCTTCTGACTCATCCGAAAACCTCCGTCGCTTCGACGATCGTGTACGCCAGAGAGTCGCCGGTCGATCTCTCGTCCGGAGTTCGAACGCTGGAGACGCTCCAGGTTCGAGAGTCGTATGCGATCCGGTCCTTGATGCCGATCGACGAAACGCCCTCGATATAGATCGTCGCCGTCGGGGCGTACCTTTCGCCGCCGCCTTCGATTGCCTCTCCTCCTGCTCGGACCTGCACGAACGCTGTCGAGTTCGTAGCGCTCGACCATGCTTCGATGATGCCTCCCGAAGAGTCGGTCGAGCCGGAACCCTTCGTCTGAATCGAGATCGTCTTCCCGTGGTTGGCGATCATGCTTGCAATACTCACCGAATCCTCCGGTACGCATCCAACTTCGCCGCCCTCGACGCGACGAGATCCGCGACGTTTGCGCGACTGTAGTTGTAGTCGCCGAGAGACTCCGACGCCATGGTCCGGTCGGACAGTCGTTCTCGATAGAGTTCCGCAGCAATCTCCACCGCGACCTGCTCGAGGTCGGGAGGAACCGTCTCGTATCCGCTCGTGTACTCGACGAAGACAGGGAAGAACCCGCGAGGGAATCGGTTCGGCGAGGCATCGTCCGAACGGATACCGGGGAAGCGGTCGACCGTGAGGTGGACTTGTCCTCGATCGAATTCGACTTCGTATTCGGAGACGTTGTCTCGAGGGAACCGAACGTGACAGGGTGCGTCCTTGACTCCCCTTCCTCCGAATCGATACAGGCTTTTCGTGTAGGCGTTCTCGACCAGGGTGGCAGACCATCCGGACACGCCGGAATTGATCTGCGTGACCAGTTGCGAAGTCGTCGGGTACGACGATGCCGTGAGAGTGTCGTGAGTCTTCGAGCCGGAGGCGTTGACCTTATACAGGCGGAGCCTCTCTCCGTCGAAGTTGACCGTCGCAAGAACGTCCGTCGATGCCGTGTCACTCGTAACGGTGAACGAATCCTGACGACCGAATGCGACCGTCTCGATCGAAGTCACCGGAGGATTGTCGACGACGAAGGACTGCGAACCTCGAGGCATGACCCACTCATAGTGCGTGCGAGTTTTCAGCAGACGGTCGCAATACGATTCGATGATCGACGTCGAACGATCGATCGAAGATTCCAGGACGGCGTTATGCGTATCCGCAGTGATGCCGATCCATGCCTTGAGGTTCGCCAGAGATGTCAGGGCGTAGGTGCCGACCGCCATATCGAACTCCGGTCAGACGATGACGACATGACCGATATCGGCTGCGGACATCGCCATCGAATCGTTGGTGAGGAGGGAAGGCTCGCCCGGTTCGAATCCGATTGCGAGGCAGTACGTCCGATCGCCGGTTCCTTCGGTTGTAATTTCCGGGCGAATGAATCGCTTGCGGTCTACCAGGTCGACCAGAAACACGAAGAGATGGTCGTCGTCGCCAGTCGTTGCGAGCGGGCAGGAGTTCCCCTCGACGTCGACCGCATCCGTGCCGTATACGGTGCCGGGGATATTTGTGAAACCGCTTACGCTGTCCGACTCGGTGAGCCGAAAGTCCGACATGGCGTCGGCGTTGTTGTTGCCGACGATGATCGCGAGAGTTTGAAAGCCTCTCGTATCGATCGGTTCGCAACTTTGATCGGCAGCGCCGGGAACCGGATCGAGTACCTGCTGAAACTTGAGCGTTTGAGAATGCCGCATGTGGTCCTGCCTCGAAGGATGAGGAGCCGCCGCCTTTCGACGACGACTCCTCCGAAAGGAAAGTTCGGTCAGATGACGATCGCCTTCGCAAGTCCGGTCAACGGAGTCACGAAGTCGGCGTTCAACTTCCCAGCCGCTTCGCCCTTCCGCGACATGATGGCGATCGCCGAGCAGGTCGACGCAGCCGATGCCGCAAGCGTTGCGTTGAGGCGGAGAAACCGCTTGCGACCTACGCAGTTGACGTGGTAGACCAGGGCGTCGCCGTCGTCCATGTTTGCGAGAGCAGTTGCCGAGCCTTCGACGTCAACGCAGGCAGCGTTGGCGATCGTTGCCTCTGCGATGGCATCCGTAACCGAGCCGGAAGCGTCGCCCTCGGTCAGGCTACAAAGGACGAGCGGTCCCTGCACGTCGTTCAGTCCCATGGAGACGATCACGGTGCAGTAGTCGAAGCCGAGGGTATCGATCTCGACGGCATGCGCTGTGTCGGCCGCGTACGCATCCGGCTGGAAGAGGGAAAGGATCTTCGTGTTCTGTGCATGAATCATGTGTAGTTTCTTTCGAATGCGGGGAGACCGACCGAAGCCGATCTCCCCACTCGTTCAAAGGGTCAGGAGAGGAGCGACACGATCGGTCCGGCGTTGTCTCCATCGCCAGCGTCGTGGACATTGATGTCGAATCGCTCGGTACCACGGATGGCGAGTTCGTCCTGCTCGAACGCGTTGAGCGCTGAATCGGAAACTTGCACCGTAGTCGACCGACGATCTCCGAACGAAGCAGCCAGGGAGAGGTCGCCGAAGAGCGCTTCCACCTGTCCGTTCGTATAGGTCGACGGCATGACCTGCACGAACTCGACCGGGTATCCCATGATGGTGGGCTGGCCACCGTTCCGGATCTCGGTCGCGTTCGCACCACCGGATGAGATCATCAAGTCTTCGAAGTTCGCGTGGAACACGGTCTTGTGCATGTAGAACTTGGTGCTGGGCGTATGGGCGTACGCAGGCAACTTCGACATGAAGGACGTGAGGTCGGCAGCGCTCAAGGCACCGAACGCTCCGGAATCCGAATCGGTCGTACCGGCAGCGCCGACGGAACTCGAGACGCCCACGATTCCGCCATAGGTCGAGGTGCCATCCCCGATGAATCCGCACTGGTCTTCCAACTTGGCGAAGGCGTAGGCGATTTCTCCTGCGACGTCGTCGGCCAGGTTGACGAAGGCATCCTCGGCGAGTTCGTTCGAGACGGTCGTGAGCACGGCGACCTTCTTGGCGACCATGGTCACCTGCTCGAAGGTCTGCGTGGACTCGGCTGCGGCCGAAGCCTCTCCGACGAAGGAAGCGGTCAGGGTTGCAGACCGACGAGGGATGCGAAGGGTATCGCTAGCCATCGGACGGACTCGAGCATTGCGACGGAATACGCCGTGCTGCTCTCGCAGGGAGATCAGTTCGGTCTCGAACTCATCCGGGACCAGGAAGCCACCGGCGGAGTTGACGCCTTCGGTGTGCGCCTTGACTTCGATTCCGTGACGGTCGCAATAGTTGAGGCTCTTTCGAATGCCTCGTCCCGCCATGAGCCAGTGACCGAACCGCAGAGCCTTCTCGACTGCTTCGCCGTTGTGGTCGTCTCGGAAGTTCTTCAGACGAGAGAACGGACGAGGCTTTGCGATCGAAGGTCGAGCCATCCGAGCAGCCGTTGCGACTGCCTTCTTGCGAGTCTCGATCCGGATCGACTTCGGGGCGACGTTCTTCTCGTCGTCGTCGTCTTCCGCCTTGTCTTCCTTCTCGTCGTCGTCGGCCGCCTTCTCTTCCTCTTCCTCTTCCGCCTTCGGCATGAGCACGATTTCGACGTCATCGGCGGACAGGGGCGTACCGTCTTCCTTCGTCACGGCGACCTTCTCGAGATAGAGAGCCTTTGCCTTGATGAAGCCTTCCTCGCCGACCTGATCGGCGAGGTTCTGGAGATCCTTTTCGACCTCGTTGAGAGTCACGATTCGCATTGGCGAATCCTTTCTGATTAGGTGATGTGTGAATCCGTCTCGATGTCCGTCCGCACTCGGCTCGGTCCTTGCGACCATCCGTCCGACTTCAGGATCTCGACGCTAGTAGTCTCGAAAGTCTGCCGTGCTTCGGCACGATGATCTCGATCACGTTCCTCTCGTAGAAGTCTGGATCGATCCATCGGACGACGTCTCCAGAGTTCACGATACCCTTCCGTACCGCAGAGACGAGAGCAGTTCCGTTCGCAGGAAGAGGAGCGATCGAGACCTCTAGGAGTTTCCATTTCGAGAAGACCTGTCGGACGTCGTCGCCGTAGTCCTCCCGATCCTTCGTCGATGCCTTCCGGACTCCTCCCGGCATCGGAACGAATCCGACCGAGATTCCCTTCACGATTCCCTGC